CTGTGTTTGTTAACTCGATATAACCATAACGAGTCATGAAACCAACTACTGGTTCAAATGTTGCTGGATCTAGAACAACACCAGAACTCATTAGAGGAATATATGGGCAGTAGAACGCGGCTGCATCAGCCTCGCTTGAACCCTTATAACCAACTAATACTGACTGGCTGTCATTTGCATAGCTGTCAACATAGATACGCATAGCGCCATTCAATGTACCAACAAACTTGGTGTTTGTAGGAGCTTCGAATGTGCCTTCTGTTGTACGAGCAAATGCACTAGTTGTTGCGCTCTGTAGAACGGTTAGAGCTGCTGGACTTACAACTGCCCAGTTACCAGCGCCACGACGTGTACGTGAAGCGATTAGGTTTGCTGTACGGTTGATTAGAACAGCTAAAGCAGCGTGTTCGTCACCAACGAATGTAGCAGTACCACTGACAGCGGCTTGGTCGAATGTGAATTCGGTAGCAGCCAACGAACGTAGAGAACCTAGGATCTCTTGGTCGATTTCAACGGTAATTTCTTGTGCTAGTGCAGCCATGATTTCAGCTTCGATATCTAAACCGTGCATTGCTTGAGCATCTTGAGCTGCCTCAAATGTCCAACGTGCGCTTAGTTTACGTGTCTTAGCTTCAACAACTTGTTTCAAGATTTGAACATTGATACGGTTACCAGGTACACCTTCTAGTGTGCTTGTACTGGATGCTTTACCAGTGGTACTTGTACCACCAACAGTTGCACCAGAGTAAGCAACAGCAATTTTGAATGGGCTTAGAGCTTCATCACCTGCTGTAGTACTTGTAGCATAACCTGAACTGTCAGTTACACCATCGGCATAACGTACACGTAGTGTATGGATTTGAGCTACTGGACCAGTCATTGGCTGAACGCCAACGATTTCGTTTGCAATAACTGTAGGCATAACACGGCGAATCACTGGTAGAATAACGCGATTCAATGTTGCAACGTTTGAAGCAGCAGTAGAGCCTGCGGTTGCAGATTCCATTAGGTGCTTGCGGGTGTTTTCAAGAATTACACCCATTGTGGTTCTTTTCGAACCATTTAAGCCTTCGAGCAGAGCGTCTTTAGTTTCGCCCCAACGGCTTTCTAGTAGTGCTTGTGACATAATTTTCCTTTTCTCCTAATTAGGGTTCACTTTAGCCCTGCTAAACGTTTAAATTCAACAACAGTATTAATACTGTCTGAATATTCAGCGTTAGTCTTAGCAGTCTTATCTCCAGTTACTTCTGTACGGCTCTCTGACAGCATAGCTTTAGGCTGTGCAGCAGGGGTGGCTGTATTGTTCAGAACAGCTGGAAGATACTTTTCAAATGCATTCTGCAACTTAGCAGTTTGCACACCTTCAAGAAGTTCGCTCATTACTGAAGCTTTCTCCTTGTTTAAAGATTTCAATAGAGTGCTGATTGTTTCTTTGCGCTCAGTTGATTCCTTAATAATTCTAATCTCTTTGTCTTTTGATTCAACAATCATTGTGGCCGAGTCAGCTTGAGCTCTAGCTTCCGCTAATGCTTGCTCTTTGGCAGCAACAACAGCCTGTAGTTTACGGATTTCTTTGTTCTCATTTAAGTGAGTAACAGCAAATTCGCTTGCAAAGGCTTCAAAGATTTGACGACCAAACATGTTTTCACGTGCCAGGTGGATGTCTTCTTTGAGTTGAGTCATTTCTGACTCTAGTTTCTTGGTAATTGATTCTTTAACTAGTTCAGCAGAACGAGCAACGAAGTTCTTCTGTAGTTCAGCAAGTTTAGTCTTAGCACCAGCGATTAGACGAACTTTTGTCTCAACCACTGCCTGCTTGTCTTGCTCAAACTCTTGAATTTCTTCTGCCAATTGTTTGATAACAAACTTTTCTAGACCAGCTACGCTGTTCTCGTATTGTTTGCGATCTTCACGCAATTCTTTAATTTCTTCGGCTAGTTTCCCAACCATGAAATTATTGAATTTCTCAGCACTCTCGGTCATGTGAGTTTTAAATTTCACACGATCTTCTACTAGAGCCTGTTTCTCCGCTGCAAACTCTTCGAGTTCACTTTGTAGAGATTCAGTTACCATTTTGTCTAGAGCTTCAACCATTACTTGCTTGTCATGTTGATAGCGTTGGGCAAATTCTTCGCGAAGTTCTGCACGAGCTACCTCTTTGGCTTCAGAAAGTCTAGCTTCCCAAGCTTCATTGATTGCTTGTTGCGTATCTTCGTTAATGATGCCACTATCTAACAATGGTTTGATAGCATCTAACATCAGGTTTCTCCTATTTTAACTTAAGGTCATTGATAAGGCGTGTTATGCCTTCTTTCAGGTACTTCTGTACTTTTTGATTGTGTGTAGCATCACCAGCTACATCTAAAACACGGTGTCCATGACGCATATTCATAAGTCCTTCGTAAATCGCTTTTGGATATGCATGAGGGGCACTGGGCTGTGCTACTATATCAACGGTAATAATATCAAAACCGCTGACATGTCCGGTACTTTCGTTTACTTCTCCGCTTCCACGGCTACTAACACCCAACTTGACACCACTGGTAATCATTGCCTCAACAAGTTTACCCATTGGCGTTGGTAGAATCTTTAGTTTACCATGTCCGCAAGGACCGTCCATCCACATTTGTTCAATCATATGTGACACACGATCCAAATTAATCTTTAAGTCATCAGGGTGATCAACTTCACCAAGGACGCTATGTCCTTCCTTGATTTGATCATTGATCTGACTAACGGCTTTTGTTATTTCGTGAATGGGATAAACACGTTGGTTAGCGTTTTTAACACCGCCCTCGATGAATATCCCTTTCATATATAGATTCTTACCTTGACCAGTTGTGGAGTCCTCGGTAAGGACTTCCATCTGTGCCCGGTCAAAAGTAAGATTCTCTTTTAGGTACAAAGCCATATTATTGCCCTAATTAGTTTCCACCAGTTTCAATGCTGGTTTTATTTGTACCGCCGTCTTCACCTTTTTTAGCTGAAGCTTTAGTGCCGTACCAGTCTTGTGCGCCTTTGTTACCGCCTGGCTTGTTCACATTGCGTTTAGCAACGTCAATTTCCTGTGCGTTCTTAACTAGCTTACCATCAACTTTACCTTTTGGGCTTGTGCCGTCTGGGGCTTGCTCGGATCCACCTTTTACGATGTTACCAGTTGTGCCGCCCATGTCGTTTTTGCCTGCCATTGGGTTCTTAGTGTTACCAGCTGGATTGTCGCCACCTGCGCCAGTGCCCACTGGGGTGAACTCTGTATTGCTAGGTGCGCTGATTTTTTCTACGTATTCACGCATTAAATCAACAGCAGTTTTTGTATAACGTGGAGTCTGACGTGATTCCTTCATCTCGTGGTCTTCGTCTTTGTCTTCGTCTTCGTCTTCGTCTTTTTCCGACGCTTCCATCATTTCGTCGTCCATTTCTTCGTCGGACTCTTCGTCACCCATCTCATCGCCAGACTCTTCGTCGCCCATGTCCATGTCCATGTCTGCTTCGTCACCCATATCATTTCCGGATTGCGCTGCAAAAATATCTTTGAGCTTGTCTAATTCATCTTCTAGCTTCATAATGATAGTTTCTGGATCGTCTTGTCCACCCATAGGCTCATCACCCATGTCATCGTCGCCCATGTCATCCATGCCCATTTCTGGTTCCATGTCCATTTCTTCTTCTTCGGCCTGCATGGTTTCATCAGCAGTGATTTCATCAACCATTGATTCTACAGGGTTAGAAGAATGAATATCTTCTTCTGCATATTCTTCGTCCATCAAGGACTCATATATGTCACGTGATTTTTCAACCACGATTTGGTGAAACAATGCGCGAGCTTTCGCTTCGTCATCGTTTATAATGTGTTCTATTAGCTGTTCATATTTGTTCATTAGGAACTCCTTAAAAGTAATATGGCTTGTAATCTATTTACTAAACTGCGTAGATTACAGTGTTAAATGGGTGTTTTTTGGGGGATTTTGCAGGACTATACTACCGGAGCTGCCGCAGGGGGCTTATATTGCTTGGTAATTTGTTCTAATTTGTTTTCGTGTTCTACTTTGCGTACATCGTTCGCCATGCGTAACCGATTGAGATCGGATAGCGTTAACCGTGAAGATTTTCTTAAATCACTTAATTTAAGTACACTGTTATCATCAGCTACTGAGTTGTACCCAGGTTTTGCCGGTTCAAATAATTCGGTAACGATCATGCAGTTATTTATCTAAATTATACGGTTGCCGGGGTGCCAGCTGCTGACGCACCAGCTGCTGCTCCAGGTTGCATACCACCCATGGGACTCATACCTTGCATTTCATTGGGACCTGCGCCTAGTTCTCCACCTGACTCGGGTGGAGGTGCAACATTGTCCAAATCTCCAGCGATCCCACCAGGACTAATACCCACAGATCGCAATGACGGATCTTCGGACGGCGCTGCATCAACATCACCTTGCTCTTCGGCCCACATTGTTTCATTCTCACTCATCTCTTGTTCAGTCATACCCAGATAACGTTTCATCAAGAAACGTTTACTTAGATATGGAATTGGTTCTAGTGAAGTAAATGTGGCAATTCTGGCACTATCAATATCAGCCTGGCGATACTGTGCAAAGTTTTGCGGTTCCTCAAAGGTTAAATCAAACAACTGTCCATCAATGTTAACACCGCGCCAGCGCATGAACAGTTTAAATTCCTGATCCAACTTGTCCACAATCATGGATTGTAAACGTTTGCAATACTGGTTAAATCGCCATTCCTGAATTAGTGCTGTGCCTACTCTACCGTCGGTGATAGCCTGTGTGCCATCATCCACGCCTGTGGGCAAATAACTACTGGGAATACGTAGTCCACGGAATAATTTATTAGTAAAGAAGCGTAAATCAGTGATTTCACCCAGATTGGACGCACCCGCCAGTGTATCAACACTACTGCCGCGGCCATCTGCAGTAACAGGAAAGAAGTAATCTTCCATTTGACTCAGAGGATTATATGTAGCATCCATCATGTTATTGCCGCCGCCTGTTTGTGTGGGAATCCTGCGCTGATGTATTTCATTTTTGATGCGTTCCACATAAGCCATGGCCATGTGTGTGGGCATGTTACCTACATCAATTTTAAACACTCTACGTTCTGGTGCCCGCTGCACACGATAGATAATAATAGCATCTTCCAGCAGTTCTTTTTGTTTGAATACTTTAAACACATTTTCCAGAACGCTGTTACCAAAAGGCCAATATACGTCTAATCCTTCAGTTAGGCTGAGATGCATGACATGTTCTGCATTAATTGCTGATTCATTTTGTGCATGAGTAAAGCGTGAGCCACCACTATAGGGAGTGGCAGGCTGCACATACGATCCACTAGGGCCACCAACTTGTGGGTGATTGATAAAGGTGTCCGATGTGGACACTGCCGTCACAGTTAAGTTTTGAAAATTGGGATTGATGTCTTTTACAACATATTGCTCGGGTTTTTTGCCATCAGCTTCGTTAACGATAACTTTAACAACCTTGGTCATCTCAACCCAGAATAATTTGAAAGTTTCTGGATCACGCACAAACACCTGATCACCATACTTGATGGTATTGCGAATAATTTTAAAGGCTCGTTTGTTGAATTCGTTCAGTGTAACCCATTGCTGCAACTGTTCTTTGATAATTTTTACTTCGTTATCTGTGGGTTTTTCTTTAAAACGAACGTCAAAGGCAGTGCCATTTGCTTCGTTTTTTTGAGTCATGAACTCGGCCAGGATATCCAAGGCTGCATTGATCTCACTGTCCATGTCCATTTGCTCATACTGATTGTATCGTTCAGTACGATTTGGATGCCCAATATAAACTTCAGGCAAATTGCTCTGATAGTTTCGGTACCCGGGTTCGGCTCGACGGCCGCTGCCAATTGGACTAACGTTACTAGGAAGGTTACTACTTTTAAAATATTTACGCCAGGTCATAGGGTTTCTCAGGTATGCTATATTTATTTGTTAACTTAGCTCGTTAGCTATTCTTTCGCTAGCTCGAACATTATCTTGCATTATGCTTACAAGATCGTTTAACTTGGAAATTTGTTCCTGCATGGCTCCCATTTGTTTATTGGTATCATCTGATAATTGAGTTTTAACGGATGCCATAACACTGGCAAACCCATTGGGTC